CACTCATTCCAATAATTGAGACATAGATGTTTGCGTAGTTTACATCTACGTTGTCTGCATCAGCCTTAGTTTTAATTTCAATGTAATCGTTCTGTGCAAGGGCTGTCAAACCAGTTACACTAATAGAACCCCAAGTTCCTGTAGCAATACTACGGATAGCCCTTGAGCCTACAATCTCTGTACCGTTCTTAAACAAAGCCCACTCCACATTATGTGTTGGTCCTGTAGCTTGAGCGGAAGACATGGTTACATTGATAAGACCAGTAAGGCCTGTAGCATCGTCATACCTAAATCGTAGGTTAGGTGAGGTGACTACTGTAAAACCACTGGTTGTAGTAGCTGAGCCAGAAGGAGTAAAGTCTACTAACTTCTCAGCAATGTCTGTATCAAGAGAATAGGCATAAGGAGAAGACTTATTAAATGCTGTTGCAGCCCCTAAGTGTCTGTGGATAGGTTGCCATGTACCACTACCAGAACCATTAGCAACGTAGGTCTGCCCACTACTAGCAGCAGCAACACCCTTAGGTTCGTGTAATGCACCACCTGTTAATACTGAATGTTCTACGTTAGCCATGTTAATCTATCCTTACCGGGGGGCCTTGTTAAGACTATTATACACAGAAGTAAAATAGTTGTCAAGCATAAAAGGGTAACAGGAGGAGATTTCTCCCCTCCCGTTGTATTTAAGTTTAAGCCATTGGCTTTGTAAGAACAGAAACCATGTTCTCTGGACGGTACAATTTCATACCATAACGTGCAGTAGTAACGAACTCTGTACGCTGATAGTCTTTGTTGTACTCAGTGTCCACGTTTGGCATCTGACGCCATGCACCAACAAAAGGCGACACAGCTTGGTCAGCTGAGAAGAACAAGTTGTTGATTGCGTTAGCTGGAGCAGCCGCACCACTGATAGTTTCTGAAGACTTTGTAGCAAGGTAGTTAGATGTGTATACATCGAAACCATAGATGTTAGCTACAAAAGACATACCAGAAGCGATACCAGTATTGACGATACCTTCCCAACGTGGGTTGTTAGCTACAGTTGTCAAAGCTGCGAGGGTATTCATCTCAAATTCAACAGACGGATCAACAATAGCCACAAGGTTACGCTGCGGTACTTTACCAGTCTTCAATGCACGAAGAGCTTTTGCAAAGTCTGCAACTGCAATCACACCACCAGTGCCCGAACCAATCATACGGTGAGCAACACCGTTAATGTCGTTAGGGTTAGCAGCTGTTTGACCAGTTTGAGCCAACTTCATGATGTCTGTTTCGAGACGTTCCATCAAGGCACGTTCTTGCAGAGGTACAAACTGAGACATGATTTGATTGGCGTAGTAAACATCCTGCATCGCTTTGTTAGTGATGTAGTTACTGGACTGTAGGTAGTCAGTAATTTGGAATTGAAACTTAGCGTCATCAATCGGTGTGTAAGACACTGCTGTATCTTCAACATAATCAGCAATGGTTGCATCGCCAAGTGATGGGATAGAGAAATTATCTCCGTCAGGGAAATCACTCAACCAGTTGACGTATTTCATACCTTGCAGTTCGTCACGCAAGATTTCTTTAAGTTCTGCACTCCAGACTTCCGCCCGTTTAGCAAGTGCTAGTGTTGCTACTGTATTACCAGCCATTTCCGTATTCCTTTATCAATAAAATTTATCACCCAAGCGATCAGCATCAGCCATCATCGCACGTTGGGTAGTAGGTTTGTAGTATAGTGACGAGTTTTCCCTGCGAAGTTTCTGGTAGTAACCAAAGTCCTTCTCAGAAGAAGCTTGCATTGTAGAACCTTCAGTACGAATGCTCCCTTGAACCATTGGTGAAGGTTGGGGTGCAGCCCTACCCATCAACTGCATAAATGCAGATGGTGACTTAGCAGCCATACCTTGTAGTTCACTAATAGGTAGCCCCAGTTCAGCTGCTTTCTGCTGTACCGCAGATGCTGCCTCTGTTCCGTAGGCTTTTTCAAGTTCCGATTCAACGACAGCTATGTTGCTTTTAGCAGCATTTGCTAACTCTCGTTTCTTCAGGGTCTGTTCAACTAGGCTCTCAATGTTTGCTTCACTCGACACAGGCTGGGTGTTAGCTGTATTCGAAGTGCCACCATTATTGTTGTTGTAGGGATCTGAAAGTTCGGTTGGGGTTGCCGAGGCCATTTCTTCCATCTTAGTTGTAACTCCAATTTTATAGGCTTGTTTTTCTAGGTCAGATTTTAAAGCAGCATTCTCTTGTTTCATCTGTTCGATAAATCTATCTGCTTCTACTTTACCTTTTGCTAAAGCTTCTACATCGTTGAACTTACGTCCTTCTCCCACAAGATCACCTAGGACTGAAGGGCTGGTTGGCTCTTCAAAGGATGATACTTGTTCACTCTGCGTTACAGGGGTCACCTGTTCTTCAGAAAATACACTCATTGTTATTCCTTGTCTAAATTAATAAGGTCCAGCACAGTGGTCACTGCTCTATTGAACCCGTTGCGATCTGCTTGCTTGTATGCCCACGAAGGTGAGTCATAGTCTGCGGCAGGGGTAGTATCCTTTAGCATAGGCTCTAGGATTTCTTTGAGTCGATCTAGTCCCTCACGTTGAGACTGCAATGTTTGTGCTACCGACTCTTTATCTTTCTTTGTCTTGCATTCTTTAAACCAAGCTGCCTTCATTCGATAGGCTCCTCAGAGACTTGCTCAGGAGTAGGTTGTAGTTCCTGCATACCCTGTTCAGCTTTCTCTTCTTGCTCTGCTTCAAACTCGACCTGAGCCTCTGTGACAACCTTCTGTGTCTCAAGCTGTTCAGTCACTGCAATGTTCTCACGGAACAAAGCGGGTTCACCTAATTCATCTGCTAACAAACGAGCAAACTCTTTACCTGATAGGTGTGACCCGATAGTAGGATCAGATGCTTTGATCTGGTACATAGTAGTGAGGTTCTGTACACGTTGAGCACGTTCAGCAAAGTGACGAGCACCCATTGGGATGATCTTACCATTGGCTTTAATATCTTCACGAGTAATCTGTGTGAAGAAGTACAGGCCTGTGTCCTCGTTTAGAACCTTGGCTGTATCCTCGTAGTCCATGTTACGCCGAGATACTTCAAGCATAGCATTCAAGATTGGCTCAAGGAACACACGTTCGAAGTGAGCAGTCTTGTGTTGGAAGATACGACCTGCTGCTGTCATAAGCTGGTTGACTTCAAAGGCTGTCTTCTCACCAGCACTACGGATACCCATAGCCTCACGAGGAGCACCAGCCATCATTTCCATTTTAGCTTCTAAGTTCTGGATCTGGAAGTCAGCATTCAATGCAGTTGAGTCAGGTACAAGATAACCTACGTCACCATCATCTCCTAAGTAAATACGAGCATTAGGTTCAAAGTCAAAGTCCTCTACATCACCACGGATCTTTAGGACAGGGTAAGCAATCTGATCAAACACATCAGCCCTTAAGTTCTCTAGGTGGTCAATGCGGTACTGCATACCTACAAGGTTATCTAGTGGACCCATAGAATAGATGTTGTCAGGACGATCCCGCCAGCCTACGTGGAAGATAGGATCACGACCAAGATAGCTAGGGTTTTCTTCATTAGACAAAACGTATGCACGGTCAACGATTGTGATGATACGATTGTTTAGGAATTTACCTGAATGAGTATCGTAGATGTCTCCGTAGAATGTAAGTATCTCTACGTAGTCTGATTCGTAGTAGTCAGTTATGTTAGAGAAACCATCAGCTACAAAACCGTCTGACTTATTAACGTCTACTTCGTTGCCCTTAGCTGCACCACGGTTACCTAGCATCTTATTGAAGATGTCAGCCATGTACTGTTTATCTGGTGCAGTCTCAACCATACGCTGCACTTCACCTAAGGTAACAACAGAACGTATAATCTTAGGAGTATCAACAAACTCAGCAGCTACAGGATTAAAGCAGATGTCGTAAGGAGAGATACGTACTAGCTTTGGACCTATGTAGTTTACAATACGATCACCGTCTTCAAAGTTAGTTACCTTGCGTTGGTAGTCTACCATAGCAAAGCAGTTACCGTACTGGATGTAATCATTGATAAGTTTACTTGTTGTATTTACAAAGTCTGACTGACGTACCTTGTTTTCCATGTACGCCTGAATGATATCACGTTTAATCTTAACATCTGATTCAGTATCAGTAGCTTCAAAACGAAACCAACGCTTCTGTGGGAACAAAGCAGCAAAGTAGTTAGCATGTAAGTTATCAGCAATTTGTGTTAGCTTAGGTGTCGTAGTTGAGTTAGACCACGGCAGCTTGTTGTTACTCGTAGTGCGAGTGTCTGTAGCATAGACGTAATTACGTAACTCTTTCCATTCTGTGATCTTCTCAGAACGAGCATTGTTCCATGATGACCAACGGTTGGAAATGTCCACAGCTAGGGTGTGTGGATCAATAATGCTTTCAATGTCGATTGTAGTGCCAGCCATGATGACTCCTAGTCCTAGCCTGTGTGATAATAATAACACACCTTAATTTCTTTGTCAATAGTTAAAATGCAACACCACCGAATTTAGGATGGAATACTACATTATTATCTTGACTTCTTATTCTCTTGACAGCATTGCCAGGCTTAATAGCTACTTCAACGGCAGCTGCCAAACAGTCTTTACAGTCATCGTGGGCAGGGTTATACGATACTAACTCTTCTTCTAAGACTTGGCAGTTACCACCACGGTAATGAAACATCTGTAGGTTGTCATACCTAGGCTCAAGGATAGCTGCTATACGTTCTTCTTTAGAACCTTGGTGTCTGTTGGGGCGGTGCTCATCAATCTTTAAGGCAAGGCCATTAGGTTTAATGTAGTTATCTTTAAGTTCTGTAACAATAGCTGACTGAGCAGCAGTACATTCAGCCCTTAGTTTCCTGAAGTCCCAACGGTTAATCAGGTCTAAGATATGTTTAAAGTACTCAGAGATCCTGTCAGTCTTGAAACGATCAATGTCTAAAACATATACGTTATTTTCAAAGTCCACACCAATGACGACAATGGCNGTGTAGTCGGCACGTTTACTGACGCTGTAAGCAAAGTCCACAGCTGCACTAACATTTAGTTTACGTCCTTTGTAGTGCCACTGCCCGTTGTCTCTATTCATGTGTTTACGATCATAGTACTGAAACCTGTCGTAAGCAATAGGTTGTGTATCTGGGTCAGTAGGATCGTTGTAGTACTGTGCTCTAAACTGAACCCTATCTAGGTACTGCCCTCGTTTCTTAGCTAGGATCTTAATGTTGAACCCAAAGAACTTACCGTCCTTACGGGTTTGACGAGGCCAGAGAAAACCACCAGTACCGTCACCGGAGTCTTCTACTGCTCTCTCCATGACCTCATAGATATTTTCTTTACCTGTAAGCTCACCTTGATTTGTGTAGAGATCTTCTTCCATACCCATCAAGTCAGAGTAAAGATCCTTAGGGTGGTAACGAGTACCTACTACCCACTCCCTAGCTTCACTACCCTCAATAGATGAAAGCAATGAGTATTGGGATTTAACTTTGTTTCGTCCCTCGTTAGTGTAAGCATTCTCAAATACAACTACATCGTCAAGGACAGCAATATCGCAGTGCATCCCTGTAAGGGAAGTAGTAAGACCACCAGTAAAAATAGACGGGTCACGTATAGCTTCCTTCTTACGGTCAGGGTGGTCTAACGCTATCTCAGAAGTAGTCCACTTTTCTCGTTTACTCTCATCCTTATGTAAGTGTTGAGGCCAGTACTTCTGATGTATGTCTGACTCAAAGATGTTCTTGATAAACGACAGCTGCTTCTGTGCTAGGTTAGATGTAGCTGAGATGTAGAGCACCCTGAGTGTAGGGTTCTTAGTTAACTCCCAAGCTACCCGATAAGCTACCATAGCTGACTTACCGTGATCTCGTGGGAACAAAAGTAACTGATGGGTTTTAGACTCTTGCCTAGTCCACCACTTACAGACATCTTCGTGACAACTCCCCAAAACACGCTGGGGAGCTACAAGTCTAATAAAAGTAATAAGACTACTTTCAGCAGCTTCTCTTATTTCTTGGGGAGTTGCCATTAAGTTATACCGCTGTTGAGCCAGCCATGTCGTCCTGAGCCATGACCCAAGTGTAACATTTGTCTAAGAAGGCGTCACCGGATGCAGCCTGAACGTCAGCTAAGTTTGCGTTGTAGCGTTTGAAGTCTACCTCACGAGTATCATCAGTTGGTGTAGCTGTCGCATAGGCTGACAGGTCAATCATCACTGTGAACTTGGGGTCATCACCACGTTGGCGACTGATAGCAGCCGTTGCAATGCGATAATAAGCGTTGTTGAAGGCGATACCATACTGGCTTGAACCTTCTTCGATGTTGTTTTGAATAGCCATTTTGGATTCTCCTATGAAGGCTTTGGATTGTCGTCTTTAATAGCTTGGATGTCTGTCTTCCAAGCCTCAATTCCATGATGGAATATCTTGTCTAGCTGGTCAGCTATGGATGGGTATGCACTTTGACGTAGACCTATGTAAGCGGTTGCCGCATGTTCAACTTCAGACAGAGCAACATCAGTATTGCGATCTGCAATTTCAGCTTCGGTCATCTCAACGACAATGCCATTTTTAATCTTTTGCATGATTAAGAAT